ATATGCCTGGCGCTGAGATGAAAGATGGAAAGCCTACCCGACTTTTACTTTCTCTTAGAGCTTGGGGCGCAACGTCCAAGGAAGACGCAAAGGCTAAAGCCAAAGCGATCTCTAAGAGGAATAAGGCATGACAACCTATCTTCAAGCAGTCAATGATGTGCTTGTTCGTTTGCGAGAAACAGAAGTATCAACTGTTTCCGAGACTTCTTATTCAACCTTGATTGGCAAGTTTGTCAATGATGCAAAACGTCAAATTGAAGACGCTTATGAATGGAATGTTCTTGGCACAACAGTTACAGTGACTACTACTTCAGGCACTTATTCCTATTCATTGGCGGGTGCGGGACAGAAGTTCCGTGTGCAAGATGCAATCAATACAACAAGTAAGATTTCTATTGATAACATTACGTTTGCATCAATGAATCGTTATTTGAACTTTGGAACGCCATCTACTTCAATTCCTATGTATTACACCTTTGATGGTGTAGATTCTAATTACGATACCAAAGTTACATTGTTTCCCATCCCTGATGGTGCATACAGTATCAATTTTAGTTTGGTTGTTCCACAAGCAATTTTATCTAACGACAGCACAGTAATCTCTGTTGCTTCGGAGTTAGTTGTTCAGAATGCTTATGCAAGGGCTTTGGTTGAGCGTGGTGAAGATGGTGGACTAAATTCTTCTGAGGCTTATCAATTGTATAAGTCTATGCTTTCTGATTACATTGCAACAGAAGCAACACGTTATCCTGAGTTTGGTTCTTTTGAGGCAATTTAATGGCTCAAGTTATCCAAACATTCAGCATCTCTGCGCCAGGCTTTTATGGCCTGAATACGCAAGATTCTCCATTGGATTTGAGTCAAGGCTTTGCGCTTGTTGCCACCAATTGCGTGATTGACCAATATGGTCGTATTGGTTCACGTAAAGGTTTTACAAGGCTTAACTCATCAACTGGCAATCTTGGTGCTAATGATGTTGGCGTAATACATGAGTTAGTTCAGACTGATGGAACATTAACTGTATTGTTGGCAGGAAATAACAAGTTATTCAAACTTGGTACTTCTAATGCTCTTACCGAGTTAACTTATGGTGGCGGTGGTACTGGCCCAACAATTACAGCAAGCAATTGGCAATGTGCATCTTTGAATGGTATTACATACTTCTTTCAGAGTGGTCACGATCCATTGATTTATGACCCCGCTGTTAGCACTACAACATATCGTAGAGTTAGTGAGAAGTCTGGTTATGGCGGTACTGTTCCATTGGCTAACTTAGCAATTTCTGCTTATGGTCGCTTATGGGTTGCAAATAGCACCACTGACAAAACAACAATCACTTTCTCTGATTTGATTGCTGGTCATGTGTGGACAGGTGGAACTTCAGGCTCTTTAAATGTTAATCAGATTTGGCCTAATGGTGCTGATGAAGTGCAAGCATTAGCAGCTCACAATGGATTCTTGTTTATCTTTGGTAAACGTCAACTTCTTGTTTATCAAGGCGCTACAACTCCATCGACAATGACTCTGTACGATACCATTGGCGGCATTGGTTGCTTATCAAGAGATTCAGTTCAGACAACTAGTTCTGATGTAATTTTCTTGTCAAACAGTGGAGTTCGCTCTGTTATGAGGACTATCCAAGAGAAGTCTGCTCCAGAGCGTGATGTGTCCAAAAATGTGCGAAATGATTTGATGACCGATGTTGCTGCTCAAACACTGGCAAACATCAAGTCTGTTTATTCTGAGCGAGAAGGTTTTTATCTTCTTACGATGCCTGCAACACAATCTGTTTATTGCTTTGACACAAAAGCAACTTTACAAGATGGATCATATCGAGTGACGACATGGGACTCAATTACACCAACTTCATTGCTATCACGCAGAAATGGTGAGTTGTATCTTGGTAAAAATGGTTATGTTTGTTCGTACAGTGGATTTTTAGATAACACATCTACATATCGAATGCTGTACTACACAAACAATGCAGACCTTGGAAATATAAATCAGACATCTATTTTGAAGAAGATTTCTGTTGTCATCATTGGTGGAACAAATCAAGTAATAGCAATTAAATGGGGATATGACTTTAAGTCTAACTATTTAAGTGCGAATGCCTCAATTCCATCTCAAGGAGTTGCTCAATATGGAATAGCAGAATATGGCGCTAATGGTAGTCCAGTTGCTTATTATTCTGATGGTATTGCCTTGAATACTTTGACAGTTTCTGCCAGTGGTTCAGGAAAAGTTGTACAGACTGGTTATGAGTCTGAAATAAATGGATCGCAATTGTCGATCCAGAAAATTGAAATCCAAGCTAAGAATGGGAAGATAGCATGAGCGATTACACCAAAAGCACGAACTTTGCTACCAAAGATAATCTTAGTCCTGGCAATGCTGCAAAGATTGTTAAGGGTACTGAGATTGATACCGAGTTCAACAATATTGCTATTGCTATAGCGACAAAGTTTGATACTTCAAACGCTCCTACTGGCGCAGTTGTTGGCACGACAGACACTCAAACTCTGACAAACAAGACTTTGACAAACCCTACTGTCAATAACTATACAGAAGGTGTTGTTGCGATTGGTACTGTCACTACTGCAAGTACTATATCTCTGACAAGCGGTACTGTTCAAACTGCAACATTGACAGCATCTACTGCTTGCACATTCACAATGCCTACTGCTACTGCGGGTAAGTCATTTATCTTGTTGTTGAAACAAGCGGCTTCTACTGGTGGTGGTACTGCTACTTTTACTAGCGTTAAGTGGAATTCAACATCTGCTCCGACAGTAACTTCAACTGCAGGGAAGATGGACATTTTCTCATTTGTAGCTGATGGCACTAACTGGTATGGAACTGTTGCACAAGGTTACACACCATAATGTTTGCCGCACCTAACTTCTTCTTGTCTGGAGCTTCTGACTCAGTTGGTCAGATTGCTTTTACGACTGCAGGAACTTACTCATGGACTGTTCCATTTCCTGTAACTAGCGTAAGCGTTGTTTGCGTTGGTGGTGGTGGAGGAATTCCAGTTCCTAGCGTTAGTAATGGTCAAGATGGTGGTAGTTCATCATTTGGAAGTGTAGTTACTGCTGGGGGTGGTGGTGGTGCTAATGAATCTAGTGGAGCTGCAGGAGCTGGCGGTACTGGAACAACCATAAGTGGAAACATTGGTGGTGGCAATGGCGGTGCTGGTGGAAGTAGTAGTGGATCAGGTTCTGGTGGTGGTGCGGGCGGTTACTCAGGTAATGGTGGTGCGGGAGTTACTACTGGAGCAGGAAATAGTGGCGCTGGTGGCGCTGGTGGTTCTGGTGGTTCTAACGGTAATACGGGCGCTGGTGGTGGTGGCGTAGGATTGCTTGGAGAAGGCTCAAGTGGAGCTGGTGGAACTTCATCCCCAACTGGCGGTGGCGGTGGCTCTAGCGGTTCTGCAGGTGGATCAAATAGCGGTAATGGTGCTCTTGGTGGCGCTTATGGTGGCGGTGCGGGTTCTACTAATGGTCGTGCTGGCGGTGGTGGGGGTGGTCTTCGCTACGCTAATAGTGTTTCAGTCACACCTGGCAATGTAATTTCAGTTGTTGTTGGTGCTGGTGGTTCAGGTGGAACTAGCAATGCTGGTACTGGTGCTAGTGGTGCAGTAAGAATTATTTGGGGTGACAATAGATCATTCCCATCAACAAATACAGGCGATTTGTAAGGAAAAATCATGGCAGTAGATCAAAAGATTATCGATAGTTTAGTTGCGCAAATTCTTGCATCTAGCGATCCATCAAAATGGACGGGTTCGGGATATGGCTCTGCTGAAGCCAATGCTAAAGACATGGCTAATATTCTAGCTAATACAGGTATTACAGACATTAGTCAGTTTGGACAAGTTCCTGTTACTCAAAAAGTAGAAGTTATCCAACAGAAATACAATGGGCAGAATGTTGCAACGTATCAAAATGAAGATGGCACTACTCGTCAAGTTTACTTTAAACCAACTGGCAAACTAGATGAAAATGGCAACCCAACTACTGAACAAGTTTTATTGCCACAAGGCGCAAAAGTCGAAACTGTTTATGGAATTCCTGATGGTAACGATGGATACACCCAAGTTGACCCATCAAAAATTAAAACAGTAAATGGTCAGCTTGTTGCAGATACTGGACAAACAACTTTTGGTAATAAACTTACTGGTCAACAAGTTCCTAATACTTATAGTGAACGTCAAACTGGCAATGCCTTTGGTGGCACGTTTGCGGGTAAAGGTAATACAGGCTATCGAGTAGAGTTTGACCCTTCTGGTAAGCCTATTTTCTACACAACTGGTGCGTCAAGTTCTGACGTTCCTAGTTGGGTAAAACCTGCCTTAATTCTTGGTGCTGCTTACTTTGGTTTAAATGCCGCAGGCTTGTTAGGTGGTGCAGGTGCGGCAGGTGCTGGTGCAGCAGGTGCAGGTGCGGCAGGTCTAACAGCCGCAGAAGTAGCAGCATTAACTGCTGGAGACTTAGCGATTGGTGCAGGTACTTATGGCGCAGGTGGGGCAAGTTTGGGCGCAAGTTTAGGTACAGGATTAACTGCGGGTTCGGCTGGATTAGGAATCAATGCTGCGGGAACTGCGGGTCTTGGTGCTGCGGGTACAGGTGCTGGTATTACCGCGGGTACAGGATTAACTGGTACTGGTGTTTTGACAGGCTCTACTCTTGGATCGGGCTTATTAAGTACAGGAGCAGGTGTAGCAGGTTTAACAGGGACGGGCATATTGTCTGGTTCTACTCTTGGCACAAATCTTTTAGGTACTACTGGAACAGGCGCTTTAACAGGTACTGGTGTTTTAACAGGATCTACTCTTGGTACAGAAGTATTAGGTACAGGTGCAGGAACTGCCGCAACTACTGGTGGTGTAACTGGTCTAACAAATACTGCTAATGTTGGCACAGGCGCTTTAACTACAGGCGTTACTGGTGGAACTACGGGTGTTACTGGAGGTACTACTGGAGCAACTAGTGGGACTACGGGCACTACAGGTGGAACTGGATTAACTGGATTGACTTCTCAACAGATTGCAGGGTTGTTATCGGGAGCTTTAAAGACTACTGGTGGATTATTACAACAACAGACTTCTAAAGAAGCTGCTGAAGCCGCACAAGCCCGTATTGATGCTGAGACTGAGGCCGCTAAACAAGGGGCCGCTTTCCGACCAATTGGAATGACAACTAGGTTTGGCACTTCTAATTTTAAATTTGATCCTGTTACTGGCAAATTGATAAGTGCTGGTTATGAATTAACACCAGAAGCTAAAGCACAACAAGATAGATTCATGGCTTTGTCTGAGCAAGGTTTAGCACAAGCAGAAGCGGCACAAGGTCAATTTGCTCCTTTGCAAACAGGCGCACAAAGTTTGTTTACTTTGGGTAACAAATATTTGGCTCAAAGTCCTGAAGAAGTTGCTCAGCGTTACATCACTTCACAGATGAGTTTATTGCAACCAGGTCGTGAACTTGAACTTGCTAACTTGCAAAACAAATTACAGCAACAAGGTCGTTCAGGACTATCTGTTGCTCAAGGCGGTACTTTGGGTGCTACAACACCTGAACTACAGGCTTTGTTTAATGCTCGTGCAACTCAAGAAGCTAAATTGGCGGCAGAAGCTGAACTGGCTGGTCAACAACAAGTGACATTTGGTGCGGGATTATTGACTAAAGGCGCTGGAGCAATGGGCGACTACTATAGTGGTCAAACAGCCGCTTATTCTCCATATACAACTGCATTTGGAAAAGTTCAAGGTTTAGAAACATTAGCTCAAAAACCATACGACATGAGTACAGCTCTTGCTACACAACTATCAACAGCAGGAGCTGCTGTTGGCAACCTTGGACTAAGAGGAGTTGAAGCAAGTACCAGAATTTCTACTGGTACAGCGGCAACCACTAATCCATACTCAACAGTATTGTCTGGGTTGAGTGATCCAACCTCTTCGATAAGCCAAGGGGTTGCTGATTATATTAAAAAGAACTGGCTAACATAAGGAGAAGCAAAATGGCAGATATTATTCCTAGCTTATTTGGGTTAACTCCTGAAATGTATGGTCAACAACAGCAACAAGCTGCTTTGGCTCGTGGTATTCAGTTGGCTGGTTTGTCTCCTGAAGATCGTGGTGCGGCAATGACCTATGCGGGCGCGGCAGGTCTTGGTCGTGCTGTTGGTGGTCTATTGGGTGCTGAAGACTCACAACTAAAGTTGATTAGCACCCGCAATGCTATTGCTCAACAGATTGATCAGACTAATCCTGAGTCCATCTTAAAAGGCGCTCAGATGTTGGCACAAATGGGCGACCAACAAGGTGCTATGGCATTGGCTCAATATGCTCGTCAAGCACAAGAGAGTGCTGCTCAGACACAACAAAGACGGGCTGCGGCATTATCGTCTGAGGCTACTGCGGCTAAGACTCAATTGTCTATTGACCAAGAAACAAAACTTCGTGATGAGTTGTCTAAGTTACCTCAAGGTGCTACACAAGATGAAATTCTTGCCGTAGTAACTAAGTATGGTTCACCAGATAAAGTATTAGCTGCTTTACAAGGTTCTGCTGACAGAGCTGCTCAAAGAGAAGCTACGCTCACATTAGGTCGTGAAAAAATCCAAGCTAAATTAGAGGCTGATCTTAGAGATGCTAAAAATGACAAAGAAAGAGAAGAGGCACGTATTCAAGCAAGAAAAGACCTTGCTCAATTAACCTCATCATTAGCAGCATCTCTAAAAACTCCTCCTGCACCTAGTTTGACAACTATTGTTAATCCAGATAATCCTAATGAAACAATTACTGTTGACGCAAGGGTTTACAAAGGTGGTGGCAAAGGTGCTGAAGGTGTTATTGGCATGGGTAAACCATCTGCTACTCAAGAAAAAGCATCATTGTTAAAAGCTCAAATGGGCAAAGACATTGATTTTGCAATAACTGAACTGACCAGTGTAACCAAAGATGGTGGTCTGATTGACCAATCTACAGGTAGTGGTGCTGGTAGACTTACTGACATTGGTGCGGGATTCTTTGGTCAAGCAACACCAGGCGCAATAGCCATTGGAAAACTTAAGCCAATTCAAGATTTGGTGCTAAAAATGGTTCCTCGTTTTGAAGGCCCACAGTCTGACAAAGATACCCAATCGTACAAAGAAGCGGCTGGTCAATTGGCTGATCCTACTTTGCCAACAAAGATTAGAAAAGAAGCTGGTAAAACAGTTTTGCGTTTAATGCAATCTCGCAAGAATCAATTTGTTAGCCCTGAGTTAGCATCTGAAGGAATTACTAATACTCAACCTTCTGTCGGCACTGGTACTGCTCAAAATCCGATCGTTTTAAAGTGAGGAAATAAAATGCCCGTATACCAATATGAAGGTAAACATTATGATTTGCCTGATGGTCTTAGTAATGAGCAAGCAATTGCAAAAATTCAAGGTTACTTAGGAATCAAACCTCAAGAGTCTGATGAAACTGCTAGGTTGGCGGCTCGTTATCCTGCACCATTGTCAGAACAAATACCTGGCTATGGAAGGTCTGTTCCTGCGGCTAAAGATGAGCAAAAACCTAGTCTTAGAGAATTATTAGTAGGCGCTGGTAGCCCACTTGCTAGGACTGTTAAAGGAGCTATTGTTGATCCTACTTTGGCTGTAAATCAGTTATTGGCAAGCACTGGATTGTTTGGTCAAGATATTAAACAAGGCGCAACCCAACTAGTTAGTGATGTTGAAAAAGCAACCACTGAAGGTCGTGCAAGAGTTGGTAGTAGTGGTTTTGATCCATACCAAACGCTTGGTAATGTTATAAGCCCTGTAAATCGTTTGGTTGGTGTTACACAAGCACCACTTCAAGGTGCAGGTCTAATGGCTAACATAGCCCGATCTGGAAGCACTGGTGCGGCTTTAAGTGCCTTGCAACCAGTAAATGCTCCTGTAGAACAGTTTGCTGAACGTAAATTAGAGCAAATGGCTACGGGTTTTGTATTAGGCCCCGTTGTAGAGGGTGGTGTAAAAGCTATTGGAGGTCTGTTAAACACTCTAAAAGGTTTAACTCCGTCTGGACGTGAGGAGTTCATGCAAAAGCAGTTAAATGAGCTTACAGGGACTGATAGAACAAAAGTAATTGAAGCCTTGCGTGATGCCAAAGAAATTGTTACTGGTTCAAGACCTACTGCGGCACAAGCCATCGCAGATATTCCATCAGCTATTCAATTAGCGGCTGCGCAAAATAAACTTGCGGTTAAACCTAAAGTTGCTGGTGCGTTTGAAGAGCGTCTAGTTGAACAACAGGCGGCTAGAGCTAGAGAAATTCAGTCTATTGCTGGCACAGAGGCTCAAAGAGCTGCTGTAATTGCAAAAAGAGAAGAAGTAACAACTCCGATGCGTGAGGCTGCATTAGAGCAAACCAATCTTGCGGGGCCTATTTTTACTAAGTTGGAAAAAGAGATTTCAGATAAGTTTAATAGCTTAGCTGCTGCTGAACAAACATCTGGAATGACGGGTTTAGCCGCAACAATTCAAAAATCTTTAGCGGAAAAAGGACGGCCTGGTTGGTTATCTGCGGGTGATATTGCGTCAGAAGCGGCAGGTCGTGCAAAAGCATATAAAGAACTTGCGGGAACATTGCGTGGTGAAGCACAATTAAAACAATTCCAACTTAATAGCTTAGAACAAAATGGATTCTTTCCATTACGTGCATCTGATTTGACAGACCAACTAGACAAAGCCATTCGTGGGACTGTATCCGACCAAAGCAAAGCTGTTTTGCAAGGTATTAGAGATAAAGTTGTTTCAAAAGCTGATGAAAACGGTTTGTTAAATAGCCGTGATGTATACGAAAACATTAGAAAAATATCCAATCAAGATGTAGCAAAAATGCTTAATCTTGGTGAGCAATATGCTTCTGGTGGAATTCCTCAACAAGCGGCTAAAGCCTTGGGTAGTGCAAAACAATTCATTGATGCTTCCTTAAACAAATCATCTGATGGATTGTGGAGTAAATATCTTACTTCTTATGCAGATTACAGTAAAAAACTTAATCGCATGGAAGTTGGAGACTACTTGTCTAAGAGTTTAAACACCCCTTTGGGTAAAGAAGCCGCTGGGCAATTTGCTACCGCTGTTGAAAATGCTGCGGGAACAATTAAAAAGTCTACTGGAATTCCAAGGTTTGATAAGTTGTCAGATGTTTTAACGCCAAAAGAAGTTGCCTCTGTCAACAATGTTTTGGCTGATTTAAAGCGTAGTTCAAAATCTGAAGAACTTGCAAAAAAAGTTTCTGCGCTTGATATTAGTGGCCCAGATGTTGCCAAAGAAGCTCCGCAGTTTTTGGACAGAACATTTACATTGATGAAGGCGGCTGTTGAGCATTTACAAAGAGGTAATGCAGACGCTTACAACAGACAAATGGCTGAATTGATGATGAATCCTGGTGCTTTAGCTCAGTTTATGACTGTTGGTATACCAAAAAGCAAGACAAATGATTTTGTTTCCTCAATGATGAAGTTAATGGATGCACCTACTCGGGCGGCATTTACTCAGTCATTTATAGTTCCAGCAGCGGCTAAAGAGGTTGGGGATCAAGAACCTGTCATGGCAGAGTAATGAGAGACTTTGCCGAAGCATTTGTTGCGGCAGTCTTTCTTGTTTGTTTTGTCATTTATTGTAGTTATATTGTTATTTGGGCATTTCCATGATCGCCTTTCTCTTGGCGGCAACCATAGAGTACCGATGTATTAAGTGGACTTGGACTGGCGATGTTTACAATCGCAGAGTAGTCTGTCTCAAGTGGGAGAGAAAGAAGTGATCGATCCTCTAACGGCTCTAGCTGGCATACAGTCAGCAATCAGCATGGTCAAGAAGGCGGCTAATGTTGCCAATGACCTAGGCTCACTTGCGCCCATGATTGGGAAGTTATTTGACGCAAAAAGTGTAGCTACAAAAGCGATGCTTCAGGCTAAACAGTCTGGTAAAGGCTCAAACATGGGGACTGCTCTCCAGATTGAGATGGCTTTAGAACAGGCAAGAGCGTTTGAGGAAGAGTTAAAGATGCTCTTCATGCAGACAGGCAA